GGATGGTATTCATGCGGGTGGTAAAACCTATAGCCTTGATGGTTGCATTTTCCAATTCGGTGATGGGGATTATGTTCGCATCACGTATCCTAAAGCAGCTGAGGAGTATTTGAAGACCATTGATGGTTGGAAATTTGCTGCACCAGAAGATGCTGGGCAACCAGTTTGGCTAGCTACATTGCACCCATTTGATATGTCGTTGCGTGTTTCGCAAGGTACTACTGGTGTTGCCACGCGTGCCCATTTAGTAGCTCATGATTGTTGGACCACTGATGGGTATTGTGGTAGTCCAGTTATTAACGTGAAAGGCCAAGTTATTGGCATTCACGCTGCTACTGACAAAACTACTAATTATTTTGTTCCATGGAATTCGGATTGGAATAGTGTGAAGACGTATAAGGGCCCTGTCGTGGAGCCTGCGTCTTTAAACTCGAATGTCCCCGGCCAGTAGCTGGGGTGTTCGAACAGTACCCTGTAGAGTGTGCTGTTCGAGTGGAAGACTTTGATAGTAGCACAGAATATGATGATTACGTTGGTAATGTGTCTTTTGTGCCACTAGGGTCAGTCCACCGTGTCACCCCTTACAAGGAAAAGAACAGTGGTTGTCGCATTTCGCGAGCCTGGTGGGCTGCGAAAGGGTATGACGTTGATGCTTATGTTATGGCTAATCCAAACCATCTCAGTGCCTATAGAAGTATTGCTAAGTATGATCGTGACTATAGCGTGTCCGAGAATCAGTGCAATGAAGAAGCTTTTGCGTTTGCAGAGCTTGCTTTAAATAAACACTTCTATTGGTGTCTTGGTGGCAGTAGTATTACGCCTGTTGATAACGCCATTTACTCGTTGACCAAATCAACCTCTTGTGGTTTTCCTTGGAACTATATTTGCCAAAACAAAACACAATTTTTCCAAAAATTTCCAGATGTTTGTCGTGACTACTGGAATAAAATGCATTTGATACCACTTTGGTTCGTTTCAGTGAAGCAGGAAATTCGCTCGTCTGATAGGATCAATTTCTTCTGTGATGTTGTGCGTAAGTATGTAGAAAAATTACGCACATTCACAGCGGCTCCGGTTCATTTCACAGTTTTTCTTGTGATGCTGTGTTTGGACTTTAATAATAAGTTTTATGAATCTCACAATCAGACTTGGAGCGCCGTTGGCATGACAAAATTTTATAGAGGGTTTGACACTCTCTATATGCGGCTAACGAAGAACGTGGATGATCAATTTGTTCGCAATGCATTTGAACTGGACTGTGAGGAATATGATTCTAGACTCATCAAGAAATGGTTTGTCTCAATCATGCGTTTCAGATACTTATGTTTTCTTATCTGTTACCAAATAGCGTATATTGCGGATAGATTGCGCTACGCGTACACTTGGATAGTGTATTCCATCATGGTGTTGACACGTGGTGAGTTGGTGATGAAGACTGGGGGTAACCCCAGCGGGTCAGCTAACACCATTGTTGATAATACTCTCATACTTTATATGGCATTTGCTTATGCCTGGTATCGGCTGGCTCCTCCAGAGGCCTGTACGTATGAAGATTTCCAGAAGCATGTTGTTGCCGCCTTGTGTGGTGATGATAATACTTATTGTACGTCTGATTTTGCAGTTGGATTCTTTCACCCAAAAAATGTTCAGTCTGCTCTTGCAGAAGTTGGTTTTCGGGTAACCACGCCTTGTTATGAGCCCCGTAAGCTCCATGAGTGCGCATTTCTCAGTCACAACTGGGTCTATAACCGTCAGCTTCAATGCTGGGTTCCAGTTCCCGAAAGGGCAAAAGTGATTAGTAGTTTGTGCAATAACACGCGGAAAAACGACATCAGGTGGACACTGATGCGGGCCTACGCATTGCGTATTGAGTCCTGGGGTGATGAAGAACTGCGTCCTATTTTGCAGGAATACATTTCCTGGATCCGGCGGGTACACGGTAGTAGCCTAAAAGGTGAAGTTGACGGTATCACAATGGAGCAAATATATACAATGGACAAGTCAGATAGTGAGCTCGCACGTTTGTATGGCGGGCTTGAGAGTGCTGTTGATGGTGATATGAATATGTATCATAAGTGGCATGAGTTGGAACCTGAATGGGATATGATCCCTAATCCCCTGGTTCGTCAGGGTTTGGCTACCGGAGAAGTGCGCAAGTGCC